TGTAGCCGTCCTCTGCAAAAAAAGCCCTTCTGAGCGTGAACCTTTAACGCTATTGCATCGACGACAGCAGGCCCTTAAATTATCTGGTGATACAGGGTCGCCCCCAGACTTGATACTAATCACATGGTCAACCGTGTTAGCGTCCTGTCCACAATAGAAGCAAGTCCATTGGTCTCTGGCTAAGACTTGTAAACGCACACGCTTATAGTCTCTGCCTAAACGTGGGTCACCTCGTCTACTACTCATTGCCAACCTTTAACTCTTAGATGATGTAGTGCATTACAATAGTTAGGCTCATCATACTGTGTTACACCATATCTGTGTGATACATAAGACCAGTACCAATAGAACTGGTAGTCATCAGGTGCGCCTTTAAGCGCCTTACTTCTTCCTTGGTAGTAACCCCAATGTGAGCCGTTATTAGCATCTTTATTATTAGAAGACTCTAAATAGGTAATCTGATTATGACAATTCTCTTGAGATTCTGTTAATTGCTCGTCTGCTAATTCTTTAACGCTTTGAATAGCTTCTATTGAGCCTTGAGTACTATGCGCTGTAGCAATAGATAGAGCTATCCCAATAACGATTGCTACCGAGCGAGCTATCCGCGAAGCGGCTCGCTCTGAGCCCCTGACGGGCTCTAGCCATGAGAGTACCATAGACGTCAACGATGATTTAGTTGTTTTACTGTAAAAGTGCTGGTCAGAAGGCATATTACTTCTCCCTTGCGTTGGGCGTGTCGCCCTATTTATCGGTTGAATAGAATCCTGAACCCTTGAAATGAACTGCTGGAACCGAGCTATACACCTTGCGCATAGACTCCCCACAGAACGGGCAATCGAGGTCGTGAGGCTCTGCTATTGAGAACTCCTGGTCGTAGCGACAATTACTCTGGCATTTTTCTGAATTGCACTCGAACTCATAAATCGGCATTAGAACACGTCGTGCATTGCACGTCCTTTAACTTCCAGGCGCCACACCCATTGCAACGCTCAGGCTCTAATTGTATCGAATCAGTCTGTATTTCCCCATAAAGAGGAAGAAGTAATTGCACCAAGTCTCCAAACCGCATAAATGCCAGATACTCTGCAGCATCTTCACCTTGTCCATTCATACGGCACACCACGAACGGCAACTCATTGGAAGCCGCAGCTCTCTTGGTCGCTTGGCGCAACCACTCTAACGGCAGGAACGCCGACCTAGCCTTAACCTCGACGTCGAACGGGACGCCTGTTATATCTTTTCCTGCCCCTCGACCAACGTTAGCGCTTCTCCACCATTGCGAGAGATAGGCTGCAACCACTCGCTCGGTACGATAACCTCGGTCTTTTCTGTGACGTGTCATGCACGTCCAGCAGAGTTGACCACGCCACACTTACAAGTCCAGGACTGCTTCATGTAGCGTTCTTTTATCTGTTGAACAGTTGGGTGTTCGTTACAACCCTCACAGATTATGGCCCAACCCATATCCTGAAGTATCTGAGCAGAAGCTCGAATGTGAGCCATTGCTTCTTCATCTGGAAACTCTTCCCATTCGTTATCTTGATTCTGAAAGTAAAGCTTTCCCATTATCGCATTTCCTTTAAGACATCAAACAAGTCTTTTACTTTAATAAGGAATCCGCGAGAATAGTTGGGCTCGATAGCGCATTCAATATGGTGACCGTATTTTTGCACTGTCCAAGCTACACATTTAGTAGGAACCATGACGACTCCTGTTTCTAGCACGAATGCCCAATAATCTGCCTCGGTAACCATAAGACCAGAATGCTTCCATGATTTAGATTCGTTAGACCAACACTCTGTTTCTATGTATATATTTCCAGTTTTGTGCCATTTTCTATCACGCTTGACTTCTACTTTTTTTCCGCCAGTCAAAAGTTCTTGTACAAGGCTTTCACCTTCCTGGCCAAAAGATAAATCTAAGTCAAAATCTGACAGTTTCGTCATGCTCTTTTACCCCATGTTCCGTCTGATTTAATTTCGTACCAGATAGGTTCGCAACGCTCTGCATCTCCGAGAATATGATTCATGCAGCGCCAATGACCCCAGGGCTTGTTACCAGTGCGTGATGTTCCAGTCTTCCAGACCATTTCGCCATGCTTGCAACGCTGTATATCCTTCTCCGTTGTGCCACCAAGCACAGATTTCACCGTCTCGACTGCTTGTTCCATAGTCGTTATTGGTGCCGCTTCCCATTGTGTCCATGGGTCTGATTCCTTTGCTACTGGTACATACTCCTTAGAAGTGTCAGCCATCTTAGCCTTTACTTCATCAACCTTAGCCTTTACCTTAGCGGCATCAGCCACCTTGCTCATTTCTTCACGGCTTGCTCGCTTGCCCTTGGTTGCATAGCCAGCGTTAGCCAAACTGCGTCCCAAACTTGACGTTTCGCAGTTCTCCAATGCTGAAGTAGCGTTCACGCCACGACCTTGCACAGTTTCTTCAGCCAATCCTGTAGCCCAAGGCTGAATGTCAGCTGAGTCTCTGTAAATTGCCGACCAAACAATGTATTGAGTAGGAGTATTTACAATAAGTTTTGTTTCAATACGTCCTTCTGGGTGGTCCTTCCAAAACTTTACTAGGCGTTCTTCAACTGTCTCGTAATCATCTAGATTAAACATATAGGTCATTCTCCTCTGTATGTAATTGGCCTGCTATTGCAAAATACGCTGTGCCGTCGATGTAATTGTCTGGCTTTGCAGTCTCCATACTTCTTGCGACTTTGACCAATGCCAGACACATCGCCACTTGATAATCTGTAACTGGCATCTCGAGGTATGCGCTCCAGAGTGCGGCTGTCCGCTGCATATTGTCTGAAGGGTGACCGTAATCAAGTCCTCTGTCCTGGATTGTAGCTCTCGCTTCGTTGAGGTAATCACGGGCGTTCATCGGCTAACCTTGAATTGCTGTTCAAGCTTCTCATAATGCTTGCGCACTGCCTTACGGCCTGCCACATATCCGTTGGCATATCCAGAACGATTGCCTAACCAGAATGCTGTGCATATCATGGCGAACGCGATTAGTTGTCCTATTGTCATTTCGAGCCCTTTCTGTTGTTGTTAAGACAACTCTACAGAAGGATTAGGCAACAGCCACCTTTTTTAGATAACGAAACGATAACGATTTCATCGACAGTTTCATCGCCAAAATCTGGTCTAGCGAACCCGTCCATATACCTTGCCCTGATAAACGAATGAGCCGTCTTTAGGGTCAATCGGGATAAGCTCAGGAGTAAAGCGCTTGCCAATAAGAGTGCCTACAACAAAGCCCATCTGCCAGTTGGCATAACCCTTTGTATAGCCCATTCCAGGGCTTGACAGGTCTACTAGGTTGCCAACCTCAACACCCCACACAATACGTCCGTATCGGCCCCCAGAGGCTTCTGAGTGGGCTGATAGCCCTAATCTGTGCGTATGACCCGAGACGATTGACTTACCCATGCGCATTGCGCCATTCAAGGCCGTCTGTCCTGGCTTATTAGATAGTGGGAAAGCATCTCCATGGCAAGTATGCCAACCTGGAGCAAAATCAAAGCCGTTAGGGTGGTACTTAATGCCAGCCTTGTCGTAACCCATGAACTTGTCATAACGCAATTCTGGAAGATTCATAAACGCAGGCAACCTGCGAGAGAGTGACTTATAGACTCGAGCGCCGTGGTTAGAACCAACGACGTCAGTAACTCCTAAATACTCAAGAATCTCAAGAGTTAACTTGCGGTCTTCGTCGATGTTGCCTTCGACTTCTTGCCAAGGTTGAGCAAAGCCACCAAGCTGAGGTAGGTCAATCTCATCGCCAATGCAGATGGTCTGGTGAGGCTTGTAGTCTCTAAGAAACTTGCCTAGATTCTTGACTGCTTCTTCATGGAAGAATGGAGCTTGTATATCTGAAATCCATGCAATTCTTTTGACTGTCATTAGTCCTCGTCGTCGTCCTCGTAGGGATAGGGGTCTATCTTGTTAGGCAACGATGGGAGAATCCAGTCGGGATAAGCATCTCGGTCAGTAATGATTGCAAGGGCCATGTCAACGGCAAAGCCGCTTCTGCGCAATGCTTTATACATCTCGTTTAACCCGATAGCCCACGCGTCCAGAGCGTTGTAAGTGTCTAGGTCAATGACCTTCTTCTTAGCTGCCATGAGATAAGTGTTACTTACCTAACAACTCGATAATGGTATCGACACGCGCTTCTAAGCGGTTAACCTGGTCTTTCATAGAGGAACCGCCATTGGGCTTAAGTTCGGTCAGGTAATGCTTAATCATAAATTGCGTGTATGAAGCAACACCACCAAGAACAGTGACAACACCCACAGCCCAAGCAGCATAATCAACTGCGCTCATAAATCAACCGTAAAGGTATAAAGCTTCTGAGAACCGCTTGCAGCGACAACCCAGACTTCATTACCTTCAGGAATAACTGTTTGGTACTTGTCATTGGCGTCTAAGCGAAAACCGTTGGTTGAAGATACGGAATTATCTCCACCAAAATACATAGTTGCACTGGTATGAACCCAAAGGCTTACTTGTCCTTCTGTGGAAGCATGAACGAGCTGTGGGGTAGTAGTAACAGTTAATTGCTTACTTGTTGCCATGGTCAACCTCATCAACCGCGGCTTCGATTGCATCGACTACGACGTCTTTGATGGCCTTCTTGGCTCGGTAAGACTTAATAGCCTGTCGAATTGCTGGAATCGCAACGATTCCCAAAGTAGCCCATAGCATATTATTCATGTTTTCCACCTATCATCGGGACATTAAAGAATGAAGAATCGTTATCGCCCTTTTTAGTGAAGCTGCAATGAAGATGATGACGGTGAGCGTTAATACCTGAATACGGACGCCAAGCCCAGTTCTTCTTGGCAGACGATATTTTTCCGTCGAAGATGATGTAAGAGATTCTTTTATCGCCAGCTCTAGCACAGAGTCGAATCTGGTCTGCAAGGTCAGGCATGAGGTCTGGCTTTGCTTTTCCAGATAAATCCCTGTCAATATCAATCGCTCGGACGATACCCTGTTCATCAGGATTGTGGTCAGAAGGACGTGCCTGATGACGGACATCGCCAATCCAGCCGTCGCTGGAACGGTCGCGGTCACCAAAAGAGTCATCGACTTGAAGCCTAAGCTGCTGGCCCGCTTTGCATAACTTCGGCTGCACAGGTTTCACACTCCCATCGCTTCTTATCGTTTAATAGCAAAGCGTCATGCCCACACTGTGGCATCGGTGGTATGAAAGCATCATCTATCGGGTCGTATGTATAACTGATACCTGCAAAATTGTAACGGATTTTTCCAGTGTACGAAGTCTGTACCCAAGTGCCACCGAGAGATTCCATGGTTGCCTTGCCTTCATCTGGTTCATTATTGTCGCCAACAAGAACTCGGATTACTTTGCTATTTTCGTCTATTTCTGCCCAATGACTCATAATTACACCGCCGACTTTAAGTAGCGAACAATAATAACGCCTGAACCGCCACTGGTTAATTTTCCACCGTCCCATAAACCACCAGCTCCGCCGCCAGTATTCGCAGTTCCGTTTGTATTGGCTTGGTTCGATTGGTTTTCTCCAACGCCGCCGCCGCCAAGTCCTGCTGCTCCAACTGATGCGCCAGCAGTCGCGCCAGAACCACCGCCAGCATAATAATAAGTTCCACTAACATTTTGACCCGTGCTAGTCGCTGCGCCCCAACTTGAATATGCACTAGTGCCTGTTCCACCCGCACCGTTGTCATTGCTTCCAGCTCCGACTGCTCCACCACCTGCTGCTGAATAGCCAGTTTGTGTTGTATTGCCGCCAGCGTTACCTTGTCCAGAAGTACCAGCACCGCCCAATTTAGGGAAGTTTCCAATATCGTTTCCGCCGCCACCGCCAGAACCACCTGCAGAACCAGCTGCTTGAGAATTTCCACCTTTACCGCCGCCAACCGCTGCTGTTAATGCGGCGAATTGTGAATTAGCACCGTTTGAGCCAGCTGCGCCACCAGCGCCAACTGTTGTTGTGTAAGTATTAACCGAAAGACTTTGACTGCTTAAATATACAACACCACCCGCGCCGCCCGCGCCGCAACGTCCTGAAGTATTTGTGCCACCGCCACCCGCGACTACAAGAATATCCACAGTTATAGGTTGATTTGCAACGCTTAATGATGAGGTGCTAGTAAATGTTCGATAATAATAAGTTGCGTCGGAAGTTAAAGTACCGCCTGATAAAACTGGTTTAGGTGGCGCTGGCGCCCCAAAGATTCCCGCAGTAATGCAACCAATCATTATGCGATTGCTCCTACGACATACCAAGTATCTGTAGCAGTTTTAATGCAGACGGCTGATTTGTATTGAGCCAAAGTTGGGGAAGCTGCAGTCGCGCCTGCAGAAAGGACTGTAGTAGTGCCAGAGGTAACCGCGCTGATTGTGACTGTTCCTGCGCCCTTGTTAAGAATAGTAATTGCTGTGCCTACTGGGAACGCCACACTAGCGTTTGTAGGAATCTTGAAGGCTACTGCTGTCGCCTTGTTCATAGGAACTAGAACTTGGTACTGGTCGGTAAGGACGGCTGTGTAGTCTGCTGTCTGGTCTGAGCCAACCGTGAAGGTCACTAGACCGTTGACTGTTGAGGCGGTAAGAATGTCGCCTGTTGCTGCTGGTAGTCCTGATGCCATGATTCTCCTAGTAACCTAATGTATTGGTGCCGATTATACCGTAGTACGCGCTATTCAAGCAGAACCCGTCTGCTATCGGTTCTAGCGTCGTAATTGTTGCCATCATCTTGTTAGGGGTGATGTCCCACTTGATTCCTTGATATTGCAGATTCTTTACAATAGTGCTGCCATCTGGCTGTTGATTCGTAATTAGAAGGTTATCAAAGAAGTCTAGGCCAATCATGGTATCTGTTGGCACTGCTGTATCTAGTAAGTCAACAACCATCTGGTCGATTCTGATTGTTGTGGCCGCTCTTGTCGAAATATATTCTGCAGCAATATTGGCGACGATAGCGTCTGTCTCAGCTACAAGGTCAGTCTGGTTAATGCCATGTGGGAAGTATTTATCCACTGAAGCCTGGTTCGTTGCTGTAATGGTTGCTCCACCAATACGGGCAAAGTTGCCTGTGTTGATGATAAGCTTGTCATCAAAAGCAAAGACCAGGTTTCGGTATGGGATACCGCCAGTCTGATTAAATGCCACTGCCACCTTGGCCAATGAGTTCATTACTTCTGTGCGATTCTTGAATATGGCAGTGCCAGCGCCGTTCATATAAAACGCGCCAGTCTCTGAAAATTCAGCGTTCTTGATAGCGCCTAGAGCGGTTCGAGCTGTGCCTGGGTCTGCAATACAGGTGTTAAGGCCCGTAGAGATTGTGCGCATAGTAGAAGGAAAGGAAACCTGATTAAGAATGGCTGAGACCCGAGCAGAAGTTGTCTGGCCTGCAGGAGCGGAAGCCACGGTTGTAATGTTGGCAAGGTTGAATAGACGGAAAGCGTCAGAACATTCAATGTCGACATAGCCAGTGTCCTGGTTGACTGGATAAGTGTATTTATACTCGGTGATATAACCAGAAAAAAGATACTTTTGAGTTGTTGCTGTTGTGGCAGATACGCGAATCTTACGAAGAGGCGCCAAGTAACCGTAGTACGGAGAAGAAGTGTTCTGAGGGTTGAAGTAAGACAATGGGTCTAATACACGGATAACGGCTGTTCCAGCCTCGTAGGTATCGCGCTGGATATTGCGACCGCGAGTAATTGAAATGTTATAGACGTTAGGTGTTAAGTCAATGACTGGTTCTGGAAGGTCAGACGTGCCAAGAGTATTAGTGCCAAGGACTCCATACTTAGGGTCGCCAATTACGAAACCTTGATAACCAAAGGTTGCACCGTTGGAATAGTCAAAGGAAACGGCTATTTGTGCTGGGAGTGCCATTACCCGAACGTACTCACTAGGCGCTGGACTGAGCTAGGGATACCAGAGAGGCTTTGCACCTGAAGGCTGTCGGCGATTGCCTTAGTAAGAGCTGAGTCTCCCGTAATAGTTAGGCTGATTGGCCCCTGAGTATTTCCCTTTGGTGTTCCATAGATTGAAGTATCTGGGACGAAGTTAGGGACTGCTCCAGAAGGTACGTTTGTGTCTGGAATAACTGGGCCAATAAAGCCAGGGTCACCAGGCTTTAATGGGTTAACTGGATATACAACATCAGGAATGAAATTCTGAACTGCTCCAGAGGTAGGAGCAACGGCCGCAAAGTTAGGAACTTTGAGACTGTCAAGCTTCTTCTGAAATTCAATAATCCACTGGTCTAGGAAAGCAAAAGGATTCTTGATGTTGGCATCGCCAATAGTAAGGAAATACTTATACAGCTTGCCTGTCTGGTCTTGAGCGTAAAGAACTTCCTTGCTCAAAGCTGTCGCAGCGTCTACGTTGCCGTTGAGGATTGCCAACTGCAACTCAGCGCGCTTGCGGTCGTCTTCTGACAACTGGCCCTTAAGCGCAGCTACAAGTTGAATCTGCTCCATGTCGAAGATTGTGCCAGCCTTCTTCAGAGCGGCTTGCTTTTTCTGTTCTGCAGTGAGAGCCTTTTGATTATCCAGAGATTGCTTGAGCAGTTTCGCCTGCAGGTCTGCCGCCTTCTTGGCGTCAGCTGCTGCCTTCTTATCCTTCTGGTAGCCAGTGACTGAGTTGTTGGTAACGTCAAACGGATTAGCACCAGCATATTGAGCGCGGCGGCGCTGTTCTTCAATTATTTTCTGGAAGCGGTCAACTCCAGCAGTGCTGAAGCCTAGGAATTCTGCGTAACTTAACTTGCTGAAAGAGAAGTAAAGAGCTTGACCAAGTTCACCGACGCGAGTGATTGCCTTTTCGCTAGATGCAGCGATAGCGTCAATCTTGTTAACTACGCCTTGAACATCTCCTGCGCCTGTAAGGTTGATAATGGCGTTGATTAAAGCGCCACCGATTACTTCCTGAGCGTTACCTGCTGCAGTAGTGAGAAGTTCCATTTTGCCAGCGTAGGACGCTAGGTAGGCAGCCGAAGCTCCCTTAAACTGCTTGTTAAGTCTTTCTTGAATGTCAAGGAAAGACATTTCCTTAAGTTGGGCGCGTGAAAGACCAAGCTTGTATTTTTCAATGCCCTTAGTAATCCCAATGTAACTTTTGCTCAGGTCGTCGACGACGGTGCCTAAGTCTTCGCCAGAACCGCGACTGACATTAATAGCAGTCTTAAGAAGGTCTTGAGACTTAGCGACATCACCTGTGGTTGTAAGCAACGCCTGGAACGCTGGACGTAATACGTCATCTGCAATGCCAGCGGACTTCTCTAAGTTGGAAATAAAGGTGTCTATCTTGGTCTGCTCAAAAGCTAGGCCAAGGTTCTTAACTGCCTGAGTTAACTTGATTGCAGACTTCTGGTCTTCTGTGAAAGCCTTGACTGAAGCTTTGCCAAAGTTGACAACAGCGCGAGTACCGTAAGCAACGCCGAGGGTTGCCGCTAGTCCTTTGACAGTCTTGTTAAGTTTAGACGCAGCTGACTCTGCTTGCTTAAATCCTCGAAGGTCTGCTTTCGAGTCGATGTTAATACTGACGTTTTCATTGCCAGCCATTATGCCGCCTTCCCGAGAGTGCCTTTGGCTTCTCTTGCGTAAAATTCTTGTTTAGTCTTGTCGATTGCTCGCATGACAATGCCGTGAGCGCGTCCTTTGTCTTGAGCCCAAGCGCGATAAATAAGACGACCGCGACCCTGAAGACTAGATGTCAAAGGTGGCAAGTTAGCAATGAACTGGCGACCAGCGTGAGGGTTATTAGAACGCGAAACCTTCTTAGAACTTCCAGAAGCTTTAGGTCCTACCCATGGTTGACCGTTAGGATTTTTGCGGCCTGAAGTTTCATAGATAGCGCCAACAGCAGACTTATTAAGAATGCGAGCATTAGAGGTAAAGCCGTTCTTATTCTTCTTGCTAACTGCTGTTGAGTAAGTAAGTCCCTTGATAATCGTTGTGGCGTTATAGGTGGGGAACTTACCTTCTGAGAATGAACGTGAAGCCCAACCGCTCATAGGCGATTCAGCTGGTACAAAACCCTTTGCAGTTTTAACTACTGGACGTAAACCAGCAGCCATCTCTTTGCGAAGGTTCTTCTCTAGGTCAGGAGCGAAGCGCTTGAGGGCTTTGCGAAGGTCAGTGTTTCCGCGTATTTCGACGGTTGCCATCTTCCCTCGCTTTCACTATGTCCTTTAAGACTTCAATGTGGTACTTGAACGCCATGGGTGGCAGTTCGATAATACTTTGGAAAGGAACTCCGTACTCATAACTTAGACGAGCTGCGACATAAGTAACGGAGTTCCTGTCTATTCCAAAGGGTCTGAATCTAGAACCTCAACTGACTTGAGAGTTTCTAAAAATCCTTCACCAAAAGGTTTAGGTGAAACACCTGCGCGGCGCATCGCTTCCCAGCACAGGAAGTAGATGTCCGACTGCTTCTGGTCTTCTAATAGAGCTTTGTGGAAGCCCTTTTTTGCAAACTGCTCGAACGCATATTCAATAACAGGCGTGATTTCGTAATCGTTAACCTGTCCGTCTGTCGTTGTAACCCTTAGCTTTGCCATTGTTAGCCCTTTCGTTTAATTACGCGGTTGTTACTACTAAAGAGCTTGACGCATTAAAGGTCAGACTCTGTTGGGAAACATCACCTGTTGCACCGTTGATTGGGGTGAGGTTGTTAACCAAAAGTGTAACAGTGTAGAGCGGATTCGTTGCTGAAGTCGCTGCTGAAGACTGCTTAAATGTCCATACAACGTTCTTGCCGAAGCATGACTGAAGTGTGCTAGTCACTGCTGGAGAAGATGTAAGGTCGTTGAGAATGTCGATAGTTACTGATGCAGCTTCTAGTCCCTTGATGAACTTGTGAGCTGAGTCACCCATTGCGGTCACTTCGAGTTCATCGAATGACTGGTTGATTGAAACTGATGTAACGTGGTCGCTTAGGTTAACTGAGCCAGTTCCTGGGTCAACGGTAACCTGTACGCCATTGTTAAGAAATACTGCCATTTAGGTTATTCCTCGTCTTTCTTAGTAGTTGGCTTAGTTTGTTTTGTTTCTACCTGACCAATTTTAATCAGGAAGGCTTCGTTTTCTGCTGTCCATTCTTTGATGTCCATTTTTACTCCCAGCTGGTTATGAGCGAAATCTGCATCTCGCATGACAATAGGTCTCCGCTTGCGACAGAGAGAACTTGAGGTTGTGAAACAGACCCGACGTTATATGCAATCTGGTCTGCTTCTGTTGCAGTAAATAACGCGTTGAACATCGTTACTACAGCAGATTCGATTCCCTGAAGGTTTCCAGCGTTATCGAATAATGGCACTGTTATCAGTAACCGAAAGTTGGCTGTTGGGCCAACTGAAGCCCATGAATCGTTAGAAGGTTCTAAGTAAGGGTCATCTGGAATGATGACGACTGAATTGGCCTGAATTGTCTGGGGTGGGTATGAGAATACCTGGTAGACAGTGTTGGCTTGTAGAGCCGTCGCTAAAGTTTGACGGAGAGTGGATACTGCTGGAGTTGTCATTATCCCAGCATCGCTCTCGGATTTCGGTACGGCGCAATAAGGCCGTTGACTTTGGCGAGCATTGCGGCGCCTAAACGGTAAGGGCTAGGGGTAAAGCCATCTACTGACACGCCACCGCTAGAAGGCGCTTGACGAGCCTGCCAGACGTCTACAGCAAGCATAAGAGCAGCTTGACGAATTGCAGGTGTAGATGAGTAACCTGTTTCCTTAGTGTCTGCGCCATAGGCTGTGCCATAAGGAACAACTAGACGATAGTTCTCATCTGCTGGAGTTCCGCTAAGGTTATATTGAATTAAAGAATATCCTTTAGGGAATGTGAAATATGTGTAAGGAAAGAAGTAAGTAAAAAGAGGAAAAGACCCAGAGCCTTGGCTCCATGGATAAGTTGCTGTGATTGTGTGCGAACCGTTATAGAGGGTTCCAACGTTCTTGACGTTAATTGTCTGGCCAGCGGTAAATCCTGCTGGAGCAGATAGAACTAGAGTCGCAATCTTGTTCTGGATAGTGCAACCAACTACAGGAAGTTGGTTAAACCAAAGATACTGGTTAAGCGTATCTTCAGCGGTTTGGCAGGCAAGTTCAAGGTCTGCGTCTGGGTACAAGGTACCGACTGAAAGAACTGTGCGTAGTTCTTCGACCGTTACATAAGTTGCTGCCATGATTTCCTTTCTAAGACCGAACAGGGGCGGAAGGGCTCCGCCGCCCCTGTCGGCGTACTAGAGTTCGCTAATTAAGCGAGGTTAAAGCGACGGACTGCAGCAGGGATTGTTACCTTACC